TTCTTCCGTTTGCCCACGCGGTGCATGTGCAAGAGCTCAGACCAGTAGCCACCAGGAACTCCGTTCAGACTGTCACCACCCTTGCGTGCATCAACGATCTCATACACCTCGTTGCACACAACCGGCTTGAAGTCTGTGTGTGTGCAGATGTAGATCTTCGCGTCTGAGTTGTCGATGGGCTCCCACAGGTCACGATGCTGCTCAATCCACGCCTTCTGGTTCTCCACATCGTTCTGCCTCCATGAGCCACCATCGTAGTGGGCCCAGTAGCGATCGAGGTTGGGATAGAGCCTGGCAACGAGTGCAGGCTTCGTCTTGATGATGTCCTCGAAGACGGTGGAGCCGGTGTCGTAGTAGTTGTTGGGGTTCTTCTCGCCACCTGGGGACAATGCCCAGCAGCGCGTCGGGTCGAAATAGCGAGCTCCGTTCTTCACCAGCTTGGGAACGTTCAGGTAGCAGAGATATGGCAGAATCCTGTCCTTCTCCGGCCTGCGTCCTTTGAACCACTGGGCCTTGCCACATGCTGCATATCGTTCGTCCCACAGGAAGGAGATGTCATGCCTGATGAGCAGGTCACTCTCCATCAGGATAAAGCCATCGGGAAGGATCTCCCACAGCTTCTGAACACTCATGATGTGCTTTGCGCTGCCATAGTCGGACAGGTGCGCCAGCTCCCAACATTTGTCTGGGTATTTGGCCAGTTCTTTCTCGAAGTCGATGATCTGGCCCTTTGTGTTGTCCAGCACCTTCACGCCTTTCATCTTCTTGGTGAATGGCCGCCTGGTGGAGTTGTCCATCACCGTCACTTCGTACTTGTCACCACCATGCTTCCAGAGGCTCATGATGCCGGCCTCTGTCAGTTCAGGCGTGTTGTAGTGGATGATGGCCACTTGCAGTTTCTTCTTCATAGTCCTTATTTGTCGTTGATGATGATCTGAGCATTGAACTGGATGGTGTTCTCCTGTGGCTCTGCATGGAACGTCTCACCCAGGATCTGGTACATCTTGCCGTCGTACTGGATGCGGCTGCGAAGTGTGATGACTGGGTTCCAGCGCATGCGCACCATCACCACGCCGTACACGTCCAAAGCACCTTCACGCATGGCACGGACACCGCGAACATAGTCCACAGCTGCCCACACGCAGCCGACCTCTTCCCACTCGATGCCGCTGCCGTCTTTGCCCCACTGGGAGGTCTGAGCCTCCTTTCGGTTGAAGACCTGGATGCGATGTTTCAAAAGTCCTGTGCTGTATGCCATGTCAGAGTTTCATGTAAGGTTTCACCAGAATGTCAAATGTGTAGGGGACGATGCTCATGTTGGTGGGCGAAACGGGCGATCGGTGCTGGTAGGATGTGTCAACCATCAGCAACGAGCCCTGGATGACCGGTGTTGGGACTTCGCCGTAGGTCTCAACCAGGTCCTCAAACGTCCGGTTGAGATGGTTCAACACCGTCGACTCTGCCGCTTCCCCGTACAACGTCAGCAGAGCGTCTTCGCACCCGTTGATCGGATCAATGCGAAGATGAGCCTTAATGAGGTCAAGAGACAACCACTTCAGCATGGTGCGCCTCCTTTCTTTCCTGTCGTTTGTTCATTTTCAAAAACCATTGTTCTTTGTTTTTCATCGAAACATCTGCAATGGTTTACTGACCATCAGAAACAACAAAGCCCAACCTCTCGGCTGGGCTTGATGTCTAACAAATACGTCGCTACGTTTTAGATCCAAACAAAAACAATTTGAACTCGTAAAATCAGATTTTTAACCACTAAAACTAAACAAAACCGATATTATCATTTGAATTGAACACGATGCACGTCTTTGCCTTCTCTGTCGGTGCAGAATACTTCTTGTACAGGCTGCTGAATATCCAGGAACATACAATGGCGAACACCACAATGAAGGTCCACATCGCTGCCAGTACCAGGCAGCCACCCTCAGGTGTCAGGTTGAATTTCTCAAACTCTTTTTCTGTCATAGGCTTTCCTCTATTTTATCTTGCATTCAGGGCCTTCAGAGCCCGTTGTGTGTACTTCCATCGAGATTCGAGGCCGTTGTAACCGCCATTTATACGTTTGGTGATTTGCTTGCATATCTCGTAAGAGTTGCGCCCATCGTCACCATCAGCCACATGGTTTAGGTTTACGCCAAGTCCCTGCTGCCAGATCCACGCTGCACTTCGAGTGGCACCCTTCGGCTGTTCCAGCAACTCCGGTTTCTTCACAACATCAAATCCACAAAACATCATGTAGCGTCTATAGTTATAAAAGCCGGTCAGCTGGAGCAGGCCACGCCCTTTGTACTTCACGCCATATCCTGGCACAGTGTTTCCCAAGTCCTTGCGACCTTCGTATGCCTTGCCACTCGCGAGTTCCTTCACATAGCGCAGCTCGCCACTCTCATGAGCAACCTGGGCGAGGAAGTGAGCCATCCGCACAGGATCGAGCGAAATGGCAAACTCCATCATTGCTGCGTTCAGATAACTGAGATATTTGTCAGCCCTGAGCTTCGCGTTTGGCATGATCGCCAAGAGTTGCTGTTTGGTCAGGTTCATGACTCCCACACGTTATAATAATCAAGAACACCCATCCATATCTGCCTATCGGCTCTCAAAATCAGGTCACTATGCAACGTATTTCCATAGCCTTGATTCATTTCGAGTAGGCACCCATTAATATTCTGCTGACCAATCCAAGTGTCGCCACGTCCAGCCGCTCCAGAACCATAAGAGCTGTAATTAAGATTGTAAGTTGCCAACATCATCATCTTCGTTTTGGATGAAATCAACGTGGCCAAAGTACCCTCATAATGCCATTTGTTATAATTGTTGGTATTAGGCCCAAGACAATGCTCGTCAATAGCTATGTCAGCATTATGTCGCATTATGCAGTTGATATTGTATTGAGTTTCAACCTCACTGCCACCATAGGAACCAGCTTCGCCGTTTGATAGCGTTGCCCAGTTTGTGGTTGGATAGTTTCTATTGATGTTCACACCATTTGCATTCACACGCCCCATCAAATCCCCCAGTATCGACACATCGCCTTCTTCGTCATAAGCATAAGGATTTGACACTGGGATGATGACTATCTTTGCATATTGCTTCAACCATGAAAGTTGTGGGTTGTCAATAGTATCACCGCACAATGCTTTCAGCAAATAATACATCACCACGGATGGCTCTCTTGGGTCTCCATTTGAGCCTGGGCCATGCTCGTTGCAGATGCTTACGATGGTCTTTTTACAGATGGACGATTTGTCATAATCGGGATAACGGTTGTATGTTTTTCCGCTTTGTGTGATAGTTGCGGATGTTCCCGTGCTACTAAACACCACGTCTGCTGATATGTTCCCATCACTATAACGACTATAAACAACACCATTGACGGTTATAGTTCCATTATTGCAATTCGATGCCGTAACCGTGTAGCCAGTTGATGTTTTCAGTTGGTCGGTATATGTCGCATCGCCGACTCTTGGAGAGATTGACTCGGTATATATCACAGTCGTCCCATTCTTCCAAGCGTAGCAACGTTCTTTGTAAAGATAGGCGAAGTTGTCTCTCAGTGTGGCCACATATTCCCGAATCTCATGGGTGCCCGAAGAGTCATAACCAAGAACCTTTTTTGAGATATAATTTGGGAACTCGGAAACCAAAGCGTCATAATATTCATAGATTTTTTCCGTTGTCAACGACTCGATGTTGATTTCCTCTCCCATCATATTCCAATAAGCTATAGGTGGAATGGAAACATAACAGTTATTTGCGGTTTCGGCTGTCGCTCCAGAAACAAAGCAAACCACCTTGTATGAGTCATAAACAAATGGAACATTTATCTTATAAGTGTAGTTCCCAGCACTTAAACTGGTTAATGCCGGATCCACTCTACCAGCATATTCTCCATTTTTGTATAGTATTATATTAAGAGTTGAAGCAGACATCACAAGTTTTACACGCATAATGCCGTCTCCTTTTGGGATGAACACTTTGCTTCTAATGCGGTTTCCGGTTGTATTTTCAACCAATTTCCCATTTGAGCTATCTATTGAACCCAACTCAAATTGATAGTTTGCGCCGTTTGACATGAAGGCATAAATATCCTCAACATCTTGTTCGCTGGCAACTGGCACTAATCCAAAATTGTTCAATGCAAACGATGGATTTGCTTGTGAGTAGTCGAAGGTGCTTCCACCAGCTGGATATGCAATCACGATTCTAATGTAGACACCTCCATAAATCACATAATCTCCGCTGCCAGTGTACCACTCATCTTTTCTGACAAATTCCTTGTTCAGATTATACACAGCAACACCCAACCGATATGAGTTATCAAGACTATACGTCAATGATGCAGCGTTTCTCACGTCTATATAGTCGGTTGTATGTCTAACCTTTTGATTAGTATCTATAGAGCCATCTGTCCCACTTATATTTCCAACGGAATAGTCAGCCTCCGTGAGTGGAAGCTCAACGGTGTGCGAACCAGTCTGCGGAAGCACACTCTCTATGGCGTGGAACTCGTTGTAAATACCACCGCTTTTCACAGCCCTTGTGCTGCCTTGAGTCGGAACGTCATCAAACTCCATTGCGTCAATTTGCTCCAGTTTCTCATTGATTGCAGCCTGACGTTCCGCTTCATGTTCATTGAAAGTCTCTGCACGGCCTTCCTCTGCCAAGACGAATGTCCGCTGACGCGCTGCTTCTGCTTCATTGAACGATTCTGTGTAGGCATCATTGTCCACCAAGCACACCCACTTTGATGAGTCAGTCAATGCGTTGCCGACATTATTGTCAACTAACGACTGATAGATGTTGTTGCCGATGTTCACGATTTCAAGCTGACGGAAAGAAACCGTCAGATAGCTTGTTGTTGTGTAGGTGGTGATGTCCCTGGTAGGAAGCGCACCAATTTTGTATCTTTGTTCTGCCATAGCTTTATATTTTTTACGTTGTCACATCGTTTCCATAGGTAAATGCACCAACACTATTTGCGTTACCAAATAATCTCTCGCTAACACTGTCGTAAAGATAACCCACTCCGTTTTTCCTTACCGGTTTATAATCACGAAGAAGGGTTGTGTTGTCATACACTTTCCAGCTGTATGATATAATCTTTGCAATTTGTGCTTGGTTGGCTGCTGTGTCAGCATTTCTTCCAAACAGCCAAATAGGAAGACTTCCACCAACAACACCGCTAACCGTGCTTTTTCTGCTTCCGTCAAAATATACGGCACCAAACTTATAAGATAGTGTGTGGCGTGAACCATAACTGGAAAATGCGGCATTCACGTTTGTAAAACCTGAACTTGATGGTATTCTAATTTTAGATAATGATGGCACGGCAACCGAATAACGGCACAAGCCATCAACAAATGTTCCAAAGAGAAACGTCGTATTTCCCAAAGTGAAACCAGTGTCCAGTGCCAACTCGACATCAACCTTTGTATTTGCCGTTGGAACAATTTCTGTGTCGATATAGGCGTAGCCATCACTTTCAAGCCACTCTACTTCCGCATCGTATGGCAACACGGGACTTGTATCATGCACCAACGTGCTGCCAAGATACGCCTTTGTCACCTCGGTGCTACCCAAGTAGATTTTTGATATGTCAGCGGTGCCTAATTTCATGACGTGATGAGATAAAGTGTATTACTGTCTGGTGTAGTCAATACGTCATAAGCACTTTGGCTTATGCTCACAATTTGATACACAGCCGTAGATATAGGAACCGGCAAGTTCACGTTCTTGCCAGTAATCGTCTGCGCCGTTCCGTTGATGGATATGCTTTCAATCACGTTTGCATCTCCACCGACTGAAATATTTCCATCACCTAAAATGCTGGTGTTGTTGATGGTCTTGATATTTGTACCACTAACCAACTGCTCCTGGATAGTATATGACACATATTCAGATTCCTCAACAAAATTATTTTCTCCTTGTGTCAACGAGATCGTCACATGTTGGTGGCTTGTCAGGTCACCAAATATCATCACAGCCCTTCCTATTCGTCCAATCAAGTCATAATAGGTGTAGATGTTTCCATCGGCACCGTCTTCGATTTCACGCAAACGTACAATATTTCCGCTAAAGACGGCAGACAAAAGGTCGCTCCATGAAAAATCGTAGATGCGGTCACCATCTTCTATTCTCACATCGAGCAACACCAACGGATCGCTCTGCTGGCTCAGATAGTCAAGGTAGTCCTGAAGGGTCTTATCCTCGTTGCCTGGAATCATTTTCCAATAGTCGAACGAGTTCAGTCCGCGTGTGACTACTTGTGGCTGAATCTGCAACTTGATGTCGATGTCACAGCTATTCTCACCGTCAACGATGTCAAACACCACATTGCTCTCGCCATTGCTTTTTACAATACCGAACGCCATCGTCTCAAACGACCTTACTGCAACATCGCCCTTGATTCCCGTGAACTCCAGCGCGTAATCTCCACACGACAACGTAGCTGGCACCGTCATGATGATGCTGCCAGTAGATGCCCCAGCTGATGCCGGCATGGTGATGGCCTGGCAGCCGTTCTTCACGCGCACTTTCCATTCGTCGTAAGAATCGAGATCGACAGTCTGCCACACGAGCACGCCCTGATCATATACCGGATGCCCTTGTGCGTCAACCTCCGGCTCATACAGCCAGACGGTCATCACAACGTCATTTCCTTGCACCCATTTTAGAATATTTGCCATATTTTCAATGTTCAATGTTCAATGTTCAATCGTCACTCCCAATCACGAGCTCCACGCTGCCTGTTCCAATCTCAATGTGTGCAGTGGTCCACGGTCCCACCAGCGCAAGGTCGGTCTCCATTTGATCTGTCAGCTGGTCGGCCTCCTGAATGAGATCTTGCATTTGCTCGATGAGTGTGCGGTCACTCAGCAACGCCGTTGTCACCACCTGGTACTCCATGTAGATCTCGGCGCGCTCTGCACCATCATGGCGCATGAAGGTCACGTTGGCATCGTTCGACAGGTCAACCAAATCGAAGGCCCTACGCTCAGCCACGCGCATGTGTCGCCCGTCGGCTGTCTCCATCGTCACCTCGATGTGGCACTCCCTGGAAGCCACGTTGTCATAGCTGACACTCACGATCAATCCGTTCAGGTTCTCTGCGTCATGTTCCCAGCTGCTCTCCAACGGCCTGTCAATATAGTCGCTGATGGTCACGTTGAGCTTCGCCATCTGCGTGAGGTCGAGTGCCACGTTGCCCTCAGGTGTGGTCTGCCACAGAAGCATGCGGAACGAAAAGTCATTACCGCGTGTTATTTTCTCTTTGTTCATCTTTTCACTCTTTTAATTTTGCCAGAAGCCATGTGGTGGGTTTACTGAATGTCGCTTTGCTCCAGCGGCTCGATGTCCTTCTTGCGTTTTCCTCGTTTGCTACCATCCACGATGTCCGATATGACTACGAGCTGTCGGAGCTTGCACTCCAGGTTGCCGCACATAAAAGGGGTCATCTTGTCTACGCGCACCTCCAGCTGGCTGATCTGCCGTTTCAACGCAAGTCGTTCCTCTTCACCGGCCTGTCGCCACTTCGAGATGTCCTCTTGCAGTTTTTCCACTTGGTCGCGCAGCTCGTTGCGGTCGTTCTTGTAGCGATCGCGTTCCTTGCGCAACTCCTCGTTCTGTGCCAACCGGTCTTCACGATCAGTCTTCGCATCGGCAAGCATCTGCTGGTACAGGTCTTGCAGTTCCTTTGCAGCGGTGGTCTCAGCCTCTGCTGCCTCTGCCTTTGCCTTCTTCTTCTGGTATCTCCATGTGAAGAAGGTTCCGATGCCAGTACCACCCAGAAGAAGCCCGATAATCGAGACAATTACTTCTGCCGTGTTCTCCATCTCACTCTGTCATCTTTTTCACATATTCGACAACCTTCGGCCATGCCAGCCATCCTGTGCCAGCGACACCCACTGCGATCACATAGCCACCTGAATAAAGCGACCAACCAATGCCACCTATCACGCCCAGCGCGAACAGGCAGACCATGAAGAAATAATAGAATCTTTTCATTTTCGCCAACTTTTAATCAAAAAACACAACTATTTCAAAGTTTCCGCGAAAATGTGTAATAGGTTTACCAACAAAAAAAAAAAAGGCTGCAAGACTTACCATCTTGCAGCCACTGTCATAGTTCCTGGATGCACCACTGTCTGGCCTTCATCCGTTCGAGCCTGGCACCACGGCTCTGTTTCCAATCTGTTCCCACCATCGCAATGTAGTCGCACCGGCGCAACAGTCGTAGATCATACCAGAGCGTCAGCCGGTAGCCCACCAACCTGTACAACCAGGGATGGCGTGCGATGACGGTCTCACTGGGGTTCACCACCTCGTAGCCCAACGTCTTGTACTTCATGGCGCACAGCGCAAACCGCTGTCGCCACAATCGTTCTGGCACACCACTCATGCTGCCGCTGATATAAACTCTTCGCGCACACATACGATCACCCTTTCAACTTGAAGTGCCCACTTGTCGGGTAGATCTCTTTTGGGTAGTCCCCATCGTATGCATTGTAGATCAGCGCGTCACACAGAACACGATGCGACGTGGAACCGATGGTGTTACATACACCCCACATGCTGCATGATCCGCAGCCACCCGTGATGCCGTCTTCGTTGGGTACCAGCTGGTGTCGTTCTTTGCCCAGCTTCACCTCGATACTCACTTTTCTCATGATGGTTCCTCCTCTTTTAGTAACTGTTCAAACTTCATGGGAAGCAGCCTCCCACCAAACGACATTCTCAACCAGTCGTAGTACTTCTTGTAGTCAATCAATCTCGGTTTCATTGTCTATTCCTCCATTCTTTCTTTAAGTGATTTGAGCCATTCTATTATTCGATTGTAATCTATTTGCCACCATCTGCGCACCCTTTGGCAGTCTTTTATAGGTACGCTTGTAAACGTCCCATCTTTCAGCATTACCACAAATCGGATGAATTGCATTGTTGTGAGTGGGTTTATGTCTTTCTCTTCTACGATGGTCGCCACAACCTTTCCTCGGTGTTTCACCCCACCACGTTCAAATTCTACTCTCATAGGTCAGTTTGCTTTCGTTGAATCTTCAACGGCCTTGCGGTCATTCCATCCTAACTGATAGCCGATGCTAAAGACGGTCATCACTTGTTGGTAGGCTTTCTGTGCGGTTGTCTTGTCCTCCACACCGATGAACTCATCAAACAGTTGCTTGATGCGTCGCCGTATAGCCTTTTCGGTTTCTACGTGGTCTTCTTGCATACGCTTGAAGAAGTCCATTGTCTTTTCGTCGCAAGGAATATCAAACGATATGCTTGCATCTGGGAATTTCTTTTCTTTTGCCATATAATTCTCAATTTTCAATTTTTAATTTATCTTATCTTCTCATTCTCTGATTCTTTGAGTTCAGGGAAGATGTATTCTACACATTGTTCTCTAAGAGATTGATACTTACCAATATCTTCTGTATACATTTTCTTCGCTCTTTCAAGAGCCTCTTTGTATTTCTGTTCGTAGTTCATAATTTTACCATTTAAAATGTTCTTTATCTTCTTTTATAATGTTTATGGCTTCATTAACAAGTCTCCATACTTTACTCCACATCTTATTCCCACCAGCATCATTGCTAACTGTCTGATGCTCCATACGAAGATGCAATGTTTTTAATTCTTGGAGAATTGCATTTTGCTCTACTATCTGTTGCTCTTTGTATGCTTTTTCGTAATCCATAATCACAATATCTTTTGTTCGTGAAGTTTAATAATCATTTCGTAGCAAGCTTTGTAAACTTCATAGTTCCTTCGTTTCTAATTATTAACTCTCGATTCAGTAATATCAAACACATGCAGGCAGTTCAGCAGGGCAGGCACGCCGTCGATCTTCTTGTTGGCACCGCTCTTCTGCACCCTGCACAGTGTTTCGTCCCGACTGTACACCAGCCGACAGTTGCCGAACATCCACGGCCACATGGCATTCTCGCTGAAGCGAAGCCACGGGTCGCTTCTGAGCACCATGCGCTCCAGCTTCTGCACCAACGGGTTCATGGTCATGAAGCCCTGAGGAACCGGCACCACCATTTCCTTGATCAGAGCAGGCTGAATGCCAAGCGTCTGAAGCCACGCTTTGATGGTGTTGATGGGGTCACGGCTCTGTGCTGGGTCATACCCGAACATCACCAGGTTCACGCCAGCTGTGTTCAACGCCATCAGTTCGTCGATGGCAAAGTCAGGATTGAACACCTTCCCTGGACACACACGCAGCCATCCCTTTTCCACCCACTGCTCGTAGAGAGCTCTGTTGGGCGACTTCATCATGCTGTCTTCCAGCACCCAGATGTAGGTGTCAGCAAAGAACCTTTGCGACATCTCCAGTCCGGGCGAATAGTTCACCGCCATCATCGACATGGCGAACAGGTCATCACCACCGCTGAAGTCCAAACCGACAAACACGCTCCACCCATGACTGTACAGGCAGTCGGTGATCTTCATCGGCTTCTGCAACTTGCGGATGTCATCAGCCGACACCGTCCACGCCTTCACCATGTTCGACATGTACACGTTGCACAGCTTCGTGATGAACTCCTTGCGCTCGGTCTGGTCGGCCTGTGCCTTCACTGCCTGCTGCTCGTAGAACGTAGGCTGCACACTCACACCGATCATCTTGTTGGCCTTCCTCCAGCACTTCTCATCGGTCAGCAGCCGTTCCTCGTCGCCCCACTCCCACGGATCGGGCTGTAGCAACAATGCCACCTGGTAGTCCTGCGGTTTCTCTTCTGTGCAATCTTCGCCGTAGGTCAGTTCCTCCACCAGCTGCTTCATGATGACATCCAACTGCTGGGCGAACGGACCATTGACAGCATAACCGGCAGTGGTGGTGATGGTCTTCAGACTCTCACGTCGTGGTCCCATACCTGAGCACACCACGTTCACCAGATCCAGCATGTCGCTCTTGCCGTTGGTGTATTCGGCAGAACCGAACTCGTCAGCTGAGCATTGTTGTGGGAATGTTCCATCTTTGCGCTTGCCACCTGCCGACAACGCCATGATCTTTGCCGTGCGCAGCTGCCCCGGCTTCCAGTTGATCTCTTTTGCGGTGAAGCGGATGCGCTCTCCCTTCGGATCAAGGTTCATCAGGATGGCCTTGACTGTCGAAAAAAGTATCTTCGCCTGCTCTTCAGAGTTGGCGCAGCAGTACCCTTCATACGATGGGTCCCAGAACATGAAGCCGTATGCCTGAAGGAATGCAGCGTATTGTGTCTTGCCGCTCTTTCGGGTCATATAGAGCACGAGCTCCGACACCATCCTTCTCCAGTCCTCGATCTCACCGTCCTCTGTCAGTCGTTCGGTCTTCAACAGCTCACGGTCACCAACCGACGCACCTGTGCGTGTCCATCGGTGGAAGCCAAACACGCACACGGTCACATACACCTGCCACGGCTGCATCCGGTAGTGAGTAAATCCACCCAAGCCGTTGAACCGCATGCCACCTGAGCCTTCGATGTAGTGGACACCATCCCATCGGCCTTCGTAGAACTGGATGGCGTGGTATATCTTCTTCTTCGACAGCGGATAGGTTCGAAGCATGCGCAACGTCTTCAGGGCTCCCAGGATCTCATACAAGTTGCATGTCGTTTCGTCGCTCAGGCTCTCGTAGTATGTCAACAGTCGTGGCTCGATGTCCTTCAGCTGTTTCCTCTGCCAGGGAAGCACACGCGCCATCATCTTCATCGCCTGCTGCTTCAGTTCCTGTGGTGATTCGTTCATAACAGTTTCTTTTTCAGTTTCCAAATACCAAAAACGCCCAGCAATCCCAGAACACCCATGAACGCCACGCCCATCTCCATCTTCATTCGCTGCCATCGCGTCAGCTGCTTCTCGACATATTCCGTGACAGGGTAGGGGACCGGTATCGAGTCCGTGCGACTCTGGTAGCATGTGTCGTGCACCTGCTTCTCGATGTACTTCGTGTGCCACTTCTCGATGAGCAGCGTGTCACCCTTCTCACGGATCTGAATGGAGTCATGCAGCCATACACTGTCACGCTGGTGCTTCGTCACGATCAACGTGTCCGTGTGGTGCTCAGGCACCGTGATGTACTCCACATGCTTGCAGGCGGTGAGCATGCAACCCACCGCCGCAAGAATCAACAGTCGTTTCATCAGTCTTCGTCTTTTGTAAAAAGAGCATTACTGACAAAACCAACTTCCCGTGCCACATCCTTCGTGTGAAGGCAAACCTTGTCAACACTCTCACGCAGATCGTTTAACTTGTCTGCGATGTCGCTCAGCTCACCCTCCATCTTCGATGTCAGTGAGTCTTGCACGTCAAACATGGTGGTCACATTGTCGCCTTTTGCGTCCCACCATGTGGTCAAGTAACTTGCCAGTTTCTCTGCAAGGTGCACAGAGTTGTAGGCAATGCGATCAGTGTAAGCATCTTCGCACTCCTCTCCAAATACTGCATTGGGTGCTAAACTTGCTGCAATCTTGGCAGCTGTCTCGGCCACGAAAGCCTTGTAGGTTGTGTTCATGTAACCCATAGTTGTAATAATTTTAGTTGGTTTATAATAATTTGAATCGCTTTCCCACATGCCGAATGTCTGGGAAGCACTCCATGCAAAGACATTCGTTTGCACATGCTCCATTTGCAAGCGCACAACGCAAACATTCGTCCACGCCTTCTTCGTCTTCTGCAAACACATACGTCTTGCCATCCCTGATGACTCCGTTCTCCACGCCCAGGTTCGCGCCCAGAAGACTGTACAACCGCTTCATTTCGTCGGTTGTCATCCACACGTCTTTGTCATCCACCAGATACAGGTGGAACAACTCTCCTTGTTTGATAACTCTCATATTCTTTCCTTCTTCAAGTCTCTTTTTCATTTTGTTTTGTATCCAGCCAAGTAAATCAAAAGAAGCATGCTCAGCTGTCTTGAATCGAACAACTCTCATAATGTTTAATCATTGTAAAACTCTCCAGTCTCATAGCTGAACACGGGCTTGTGCACTTTGCTGTTCAACCAATCGGCTGTAATATCATCCGACTCGATAAACAACTCTGCCCATCTCGCGTTCGCATAGATTCCAGCCTTGAACGTGCCAGGGCTCATGGTCCTCTGCCGTTCATAGTAGGTGTTAGCCGGAAACATGAACAGCTGACTGTACTGCACCCCATGACGGTGCAGCCAGTCCTCGGTCACGTCCCTGTACTTCTCCAAACGGTAGGTCACCAACGCTCCAACGGGTCCCGACGGGATGACCATCGGGATGGCGTTGGGCAGATACGCCTCGTATGCAGCCGTGTCGCGTTCGTCGGGTGGCTCCTTGCAGATCAGACCGTCGATGTCCATCATGCAGTAGTTCATGATGTAGGGATAATGGTGCAGCACGTTCCACTCATACACATAGATGCGTTCCTTCGGTCTGCGTATGTCATGCAGGTAGATGTCAACATGCTGCTTCGCATTCACACCCTCTGCATACACGCACCCGAACAGGATGTCATACTCACCTTGCATGTGTGCCACCTTCTGCATTGCACGGCTCATGGCGGTACCCTCGTTCACGGTGTCGTCCAGTACCAGCACCTTCTTCACTTCGTCCTTGCGCATCAGCTTCCCTCTGCCACCACATGCAAACGTGCAACCACCATGTGCAAACGTCTCGATGTCAGCGCATCTGATGTTCAGCAGCTCTGCAATCATCAATGCCGGTATCATCCCACTCCTGGGGATGCCGACTATCAGCCCCACGTCAGACGGTATCTTCCAGATGTTGCGCCTGATCACGTCGGCCATGTCCTTGTACGATGTGTAGATCATTACGATATATCCAATTTTGAAATCTTTTCGGAAAAAACTTTGTAATCTTTATTAACAGCATCTAACCGTTTGTCAATGTCGTCAAATTGTTCCTGAATTTGTTCACGCTGTTTTTCAGTTAAAGTTTCAAAGATGTCTTCAAGTGTAGTGCGAAGTGAAAGATAAATAGTGCGCATTGCTTTAGACATCATGTATGATCTTGTAGAATCGAGCTTGAACACTTCTAAATTTTTATTCAGTCGTTCTATTTCCGATCCGGTATCTTTCCACTCAATCGGTTGTGCGTCGCTGACGTAAACAACTTGCTCCACTTTTTCGATAGCGCACTGCATTCCGAACTTTTCACCATTTATAAGAACTGTTTCATTCTTTTTGTCGTGATTTACCAGACACGTTTCTTTGTCATTGACAAACATGTCACCATTCCTTGTTTTTACAATAATCATAACACTTCACCTTCATTTTTTATATGGTTTAAGAGCTGATTTCACAGCGTAGTTTTCATGTTCATTTCTCCGAAGAAAATCCTCTGTTAACATGAGCGTTGCTGCCTTTACGTTCCTTGGTATCTCTCCATATTCCTCTATTAAGTCAGAATAACTTTTCCCAAGAAACTCGTACACGGCTTTCTCGCTTTTGGTTATGCCTTCCTCAATTTTCTTTACAATTGAAGATGGTGGGTCAACCAATCGGAGATTGTATATCACCATTTCGATAGTCAAATAGTCCATAGTTCCATAATTGTGAATTGTTAATCGTCAAAATGATTTCCTACATAATCAATCCAACTAACAATAGCGAAAGCACCTACCACTGTTATTATCGTTAATAGTATTGACAAAGGTAGGCTGCCAGTTCCATACCAAAACAACAACAATTCTAAAACCACGATCGGCGAAATTGCAATTGCACATTTTTTCATAGTTAACACCCTCTCATTGATACGCTCTCGTGTTTAAAGTTGTGAGCAACGCAATAGTGCTTATAACTATGTAAAAATCTGGAAAGTGCCTCCCTCGCTCCAACACAAGCCAGTCGGCAAATGTGGTTCACTATTTCCTGTCCTGTCTTGCCAACCAGCTCTTTGTCTTGACGCATATCGTCAACAAGGTCTTGCACTATGCCGTCTCTTCGATTTCCATTTACTCTGATCTGAATGTAATCGTAAAGTTTTAATGTTTCCATAATTGTTAATTGTTAATTTGTTCAAACCTTAGTCCAACCTTCATGGCGTTCGCCTCCATCTTCTCGCTTCGCTGGGTGTGCTCATCGTAGTACACGATGTCTTCACCCCACTCGCAGATGTATCCCTTCTTGCGAAGGCAGTTCCGATACTGAATCTTTTTGCGTGCCCTTGGCGAGATGACACCATCAAACGACAGCCTGAGCTTCGTCTTCTGTGGAAGCCCCCATCTCATCCGCATCCGCTCCTTGCGTCTCACCTCTCGCATGGTGGCAGCAGCCTTCTCCATGCACTCCTTGAAACGCTTCGGTCCCAGCCGGTCCTTGTTCGACACTCCTTTCTTGAAGCCACCCGGATGTGGCAGGCCACGAGCCTTGCGTTCGGCGAACTCTTGCTTCTTACGTTCGCTCAGCTCTGCATAGATGCCATACTTCCTGCACACCTCGTAGGCATGACTGGTTGCATCCTGTTGCGTCTTCTTCATCTGCTGACGTGTCTTCTTCAGACCATACTTCCGAGCGATGCGGTGCAAGGCTGTCTCACCGATGCCGAACTTCGCAAGGATGTCGGCGTTCTTGGTGTGCTTGTAGTGCTTGATGATCCAGGCAATCTGCTTCTCGGTGAGCGAATGCCCTCCACGGCTCCCAATCAGCACAGACTTGTAGTCCTTCTTCCATCCGCGTGGTGCAGCCAGGTAGTCAACAAGCGCATCCACGCTGATGTCGTATTTCCGTGCGATCTCCCTGTTGGGTGTCACTGGGTACAACGCTGCGATCTCTCCTAACTCCACAGCTGTCAACTCACGATAGTTCCTGCACATAGTTCTTTCGTTTCATAACGTTCCGACAAATCAATTCCCATTTCCTTTGCTTTCTCTGTCATCATCTGGATGTTCTTCCAGGGATTGCAGTGCACTTCCTTGTGGCACCGATGGCAAAGCATGATGCCGTTGCGGATGGACTGTCCCAATTCCGGGAACCGTCCAAGTGGAAGGATGTGGTGCATCTCCAGCTGCTCATACTCAAATGGCTGTCCGCAATGTGGGCAACGCCCCCCCTGTCGCTCATACAGCTTGTGCTTGTTTTCGATGCAGTGGTCTTTCACATGGTCTTTGTATAGCAGGTCGCGCTTCGCTCGTTTCTTCATCCGGCAGTTCGAGATGTAGATGTACAGCCGACCGATGCGGAACTTCTTCGCCCATCCTTTGTGCCATACTCCCTGCCGCTTGTGGTATGGTATCCCCTCGACGTTCATAGTTCTTTAGGTTTTAATGTTATTCAATAGAATCCAGCTCAGCCTTCACGCTCGCCAGCATCGCGTTCACTGGGTCCTGCACGTCCACACTACGCTTCGGTGATTCCTTCATTCGTTGTGGGTTTACCTTGAACGATAGGCCCAAGTGCTCACGCTGCAAACCGATCGAGCGGTCGAGCTCTTTCAGGTGGACGTGTAATGGGTTGCTCTCATAATAGGGATGCTCGTTCTTGTCGAACTTCTGCAACATGTCACCCATCTCAGCGATGGTGGCTTCCAGGCGATCGCGCCGTGCCATCAATTTCGCCGTGTCGGTGATCAGACTCTCCTGCCAGAGCTCCACACCTTCGAGCCTGTCAACGATGTCACGTCTGAGCGTCTCTTCATACTGGGCAACTGTCAGCCCCTCGGTCAGGAACTCCCACGCCCAGAGTGCACCCTTCATGAACTGCACAGCTGGAGTCGATGGTGCCTTCTTCTTGTCGGCAAACGTCTTCGACGCTGCCTTCGCCTTCTCTAAAAAAACTTCCTGCTTCATAGTCTAACCTGCTGTTATGATATAATCTCCTTCTTTCACTTCGAGCACAGGACGGTGTTTTCCACACCACTCGGCATTCCTCGCGTTTACTCGGTCATCGGGTTTCGGTTCGAACCAGTCATAGGTATCATACACCACCCAGATGTTCGCATCTTGATCGAGCGTCTTCAAGTACTCAATGTATTCTTTTACTGTCATAGCTATTTGAAATTGAATGCCAGCTGGTGCCTGTTCTCATACGGAAGCCGACATAGTTTGTATGAATCTTTGTTGATGCTCAGCGTGTGGTCAGAGCTCTCCCACCACACAGCCCACCGATCGTCGCACACACGATGCCAGATGTGACCGGTGCGTTCACGCTTCTCGCTGGCCTTCACAGTGATGCCCTTCGATGTCAACGGCTCATGCGGATAGACACCCAGGCAGCAATACGACTGGCGCACTCCCTTGCGCCGGTATTCCTTCGGAATGATGCCGATGAGCGGACAGTCAGCACAGCAGTCAGGTGGTTGCGGATGCTTCAGGTTTATTTTGATTGTGTTTGCCATGTTTCGAAAACAAAAAATTTATTATTCGGATTTATGCGTATATCTATGCAATTTACTATCCTGTTATTGTTACCTATATGGGATTTTACCCTAACATTTCAGGAACTGAATGTGTCAACAGAAAAA